CAGAAGAACTAGAAGCTATGCTAGATCGTGCAGCTACACGGGGCGCTAAAGCAGCGTTACGTGATGTAGGCTTGCATGATGATGATGCTCGTAAAGACATTACAGAAATGCGAGATCTTCTGGAAGCCTGGCGTGACACACGTAAAGGTGTGTGGTCAACAATAGTTAAGCTATCTACTGTAGCTATCATAACATTTATTGCAGCATCAGTGTGGATGCAAATAGGGAAATAAGAAATGGCTAAAAGATTTGCAGGGTTTAAGCCTGAAACATTTGAAAAGAAGATACTCCCAGCATTGGGTTATGATGGTCCAACAGATATGAAATCCATCAACTTGTTCCTCGCAGCTAGTCCTTCAGCAGCAGCTAAGATGGGTAGATATACAATGGCTGCTAGACGCATGGTTGAAGGTAAAACTACGACAGGTTTTGCTCCAGGTGGGCTGAGGGATCGCTTAGATGCAGCTAGAGGAAAGGGACACGCAGCACATACAGCAGCTATTAGAGGTGGTAGTAGTCCTAATGATGATAAACCTAGAGCAGCAGCACAACCTGCAGGTGATGCGCCTACCACAGGTGAATACGCAGACTTTGATACTACTGCATATCTAAAAGCTAACCCTGACGTAGCTAAACATAGTTACTACGGCAATAAGCCTTTACTGCACTATCAACACTTTGGTAAGCGTGAAGGTAGGCAGTATTACAGTGCAACATCTAACCCTACACCTGCTTCTACTGATGCTTCTTCTAACGCTGGTCCAGATGTTACTAATGCTACAAACGGTACACTAGTGGATACTACTAAGAAAGAATCTGCTGGCAGTAAGATGACTGGTGCAATAACATCAGACCCTACAAAGGTAGCAACTAAAGCTGCTGTTGTATCTAGTGATGGTGGAGCAGCAACAAAGATAGCAACTAATACAGGACAAGCAGGTGCTATAACACAGGCAGGTACTACGGCTGCTGGCCCTGCTGGTGCAGTAGCACAACCTGGTCAACTAACAGCACAACAAGTTACTGCTGCAGGTGCGGCTCCTGCTGTAACTTCAGCATTACAACAAACTCAAGCTGCTCAAGGTCAAGTTAGTCCACAAGCACAAGTACAAGCTGCACAAATGGACCCTACACAAGCAGCTTCACTAGGGCTACAGGCTGCACAAACTACAGCAGGTATGGTTGCTCCAGTAGCACAACTACAAGCAACACCTGATCAGCTAATCTCTGGTTCTGCTGTAGATATGGCTCAAGCAGAAACTGCCTTACAAAAAGAAGAAGCTGCTACAGTAAGAGATGAACTAACTGGCTTGATGGAAGACTTTGAGGGTGGAGCTACACCTTCATGGGCTGCAGGAGCTATGAGAGCAGCTACAGCACAAATGGCTGCACGTGGATTAGGTGCATCATCAATGGCAGGTATGGCTACTGTACAAGCTGCTATGGAATCAGCATTGCCTATCGCACAAATGGATGCAGGTAACAAGCAACAGATGGCTATGTTTAAAGCAGAGCAACGTGCTAAGTTCTTAGGTATGGACTTTGATCAGAAGTTCCAAGCTAAAGTAAGGAACGCAGCTAGGATCTCTGAAGTAGCTAACATGAACTTTACTGCAGAACAAACAGTAGCACTAGAGAATGCTCGTATGGCTAACACAGTCAACATAGCTAACTTAGATGCTAGGAACGCTAAAGTACTAGCTGATGCAGCTACAATGTCTCAGCTTGATATGGCTAACCTTAATAACCGTCAACAAGCTCAAGTACAGAATGCTCAAGCTTTCCTAGAGATGGACATGGCTAATCTAGACAATGAACAGCAGACATCTCTGTTCAAAGCACAGCAAAGGGTGTCAGCTATATTAAGCGACACTGCCGCTGAGAATGCATCTAGACAGTTTAACGCATCATCTCAGATGCAAACAGATCAGTTCATGGCTAATCTATCTACACAAGTTTCACAGTTTAATGTAGAACAGAAGAGTGCTATGGATCGTTTCAATGCAGGTGAAGCCAACGCACAGTCTAGGTTTAACTCACAACAAGAAAATGCACGTGATGAGTTCAACGCTAAGAACCATCTTGTAGTTGCACAGGCTAACGCTGCATGGGCGCAGTCTGTAACCACAGCTAAGAACGCTGCTGTAAATCAATCTAATCGTGATGCTGCTCTCGCTGCTAACAACTTAACTATGACCGCATACAATGCTGTAGTACAGCGTGAACGTGACACGTTAGCTTGGGCTTGGCAGTCAGCAGACAATGCAGCAGACAGGGATGCTAACGTTATGATAGCAAATATTAGTGCTAACAAAGGAGCTTCAGGTGGAGGCTTCTTATCATCAGCAGCTTCCAAGTTTCTAGCTACTATAGGTGCAGCAGCAGTAGATAAAGTATTTCTAAAGAACTTCTAATAAGTAGGACATAAATAGAATGACATACAACTCAAATATGTTTGAAGCTGGACGTGGTAGCATATACAAGTCACCACCTAAGTCTAAACCTAAGTCTAGCTCTAATGCTAATCAGCAAGCTGCTAGATCAATGGGGTCTGTAGGTATAGGTGGCATTGGAGGTAAACCTACTACGTCTGCTGCTAAAAAGATTCAAGATCAGTTTAGAAGAGAAACACAGAAAGATGATGACAGAAGAGGTTTAGGTGCTAGTCCTAAAGTTACACCTACACCACAGAAGAGTTTTTTGGAGAGCCTGTATGATAGAGTAAGGGGTTCAATCACATTTGCTGGAGGTGATCCCAATAGAAAGAAAAGACCTGATCCAAACCCTGGTGCTTTATATACAGCCTCTCCATTTATTATACCTGCAGCTACTGCTGTTACTGCTTCCGTACTAGGCCCAGGCGTAGACTACACAGACCCTACACAAGTCCCTACTGGAACACCAAGTATATACACACCAGCTAGTAGCGACTTTGGTAAAAACATAGGTACTATGTCAGCACCAGAGAAGCCTGAGAGTGCAAAGATTGATGTAACTGATTTGCTTAACTTGAAAGAGAAAGTAGAAAGAAGTGATGCTCCTGGTTTGATGGCTGCACCTTCTATGGCAAAACCTGCAGCACCTGCCACAGCTATGTCTGCAGCAATGGCAGAAGGTATAAACAAGACACTACAAAGCGTACTGTCTGCTGATCCTGATGTACCTTATGTAATACAAGCAGGTGACACTCTATCTGAGATAGCTGTGAAGACAGGTACTACTGTAGAGGATCTTGTTAAAGAAAATAAAATAGAAAAAGCAGATGATATATTTACAGGTAACGAACTAAAAATACCTTCAGCTAAGTCAACTAAAACCAAAGAAGATATTGTCTCTTCTCTTACTGATGGTATGAGTAGTGGGGACTATTTAAAAAGTAGAGTTGGTAAGGAGGGCAGCAGCTTCGAAGGGGAAGGTGTAGAGACTGCTACTTTTACAGGTAGTATGATACCAGGTCTTAGTTACCTTGATAGGTTTTTTGGAAATCCTCCAGAAGTAGAAATAGGTGGTTATGATGAAATGCCATCTATTTATAGTAAGGCTGTTAACTCAATGAGTAGCATTTTAAAACAGCGTGAAGGAACAAAACCTCATATAGGATCTGATTGGGATAATGTAACATTAGCTTTAGGTATTGTGCCAGATAAAGGCTTAAAGATGGATGGTAAAGTTGTACCTTCAGATAGAAAACAAAGAGGTGCATGGCTAAAGAAAAACGGATATGTGGACAATAATAATAAGCCAACACAAGACTTTATGACTGCAGACATAGACACATCAGGAGCAGTTAAAAATGGCATAAAAAGAAGTACATTTAACAGTGATGAAGAGTGGTCAAAAGCTGTAATAAATAACTTTGAAAAAGCACCCAGAGAATCCTTTGAAGGTTTTGATGACTTACCACAGAATGAACAAAAAGCTTTAATAGATACTGCATGGAACATGGGTAAAGGTGCATATACATATAACGAAGGTAAAGGTTACTCAGGCATTGAGTCTCTTTTAAATGAAGCTGCTAAACCTAGAGAAAACAGAGACAGAAGTAATATATTAGAAATAGCTAAACATAACACCGAAGGTGGTAAAGCTATGAGAGGTCTTGTTAGAAGAAGAGTTTTAACAGCTAATGAGTTTATATCTGACTCATCTGAAAAAATAACTAAGATAAGACAAACAAGCACTGCCAATAAAACATACTACACTCTTATTGATGCTAATGGAGCAGCAGTAAAAACAATTACTGCCAATAAAAAACACAAAGGTTCTCCTGATGGTCTAATAGATGTATCAACAGGTGAAGAAATAGAAGAAACAACCTCCCTTCGCCCTAAAGCTAGACCGTTAGGAAGACCATAATGTTTGGACTACCACTAGAACTAATAACAATGCTTGGCTCTACCGTACTAGGTGGAGTGATGTCCATATGGGGGCAGAGCATGAAGATGAAACAAGAGCAGAACAAGATGCTCATGGAACGTGCCAACGCTAATGCAAGCTTTGTAGCTGATGCACGTAACGCTGGAAAGAACGATAAACATTTCGCATGGACAAGAAGACTTATTGCATTATCTGCAGTCTTTGCTATAATAGTGTTGCCGAAGTTGGTTGCAGTGTTCTACCCAGAAGTAGGTGTGTATGTAGGCTACACTGAGATACAGGTAGGCTTCCTTGACTTTATCTTCGGGCCAGGCCAAGAGGTAGTTAAGTGGCAGTACGCACAAGGTTTTGTAATAACACCACTAGACACGCACATAGTATCTGCTATAGTAGGCTTATACTTTGGCGCAGGATTTACTAAGTAGGATAATAACATGGCAATAGCAGGACCATTCGATAGGCCAATACCAGGCCAATCACTAACAGACGAACCAAAAAATAACCCTTGGGAGCAACCTCCTGAGATGGACACCATTGAGGAAGTTACAAAGTACTACATAAACAGTTTAGCTAATCAAGATGTAATAGATGATCTAGCTGCTTTGTGTCAGGCTGGGTCACCTCTCAAGCCTATCGTACAAAGCATAGTAACATCAGGTCAGATGCGAGGACTACACACAGTAGATAACAGCTTCCTTGTATCACCAATCATACATGAGTTCTTGAAGCAAGCCATAGAATCTATGGGTGTTGAAGTAGATGATGATGGAACAGATCCACAGGCTGAAGCAGAAGCTGCAGAAATGAGGAGATTCCAACTACTAGCTACAACTCTTTTAAATAAAGAACCAGACGCTGCAGACCCTGGCAAGCAACTACTACAAGAAATAGTAGATGAGGCAGAAGAAGCTGAAGTAGGCGACACGCCAGAAGAAACACCAGAAGAAAAGCCACAAGGCTTAATGGCAAAGGGTTAGTATAATGGGATTTGATTGGAAAATGTTTGCTGCTGACTTCCTAACAGAAGTAACAGAGGACATAGAAGAAAGACAAACTGAAGCTAAGGAATACCTTAAAGAACAAAAGGCTGCTGCTGAACGAAGCACACCACTTGCACAACAGCGTATGGGTAAAGCACAACTTGCTATAAGCTATGGTGAAAAGGCAAGACAACTTGGTGCATCTAACTCACAGATAGCAACAGCTATGGCTTCTGGTATGACAGGAGTTGCTGACTTATATAATAAACTACAAGAAGCAGCTAATCAAAAAGGCGTTAGGCAACTAGGTGTAGATGACATTGAAGCTATTGTAAATATGCCAAACATACCTGGTGTAAATGAGATGTTAGCAGATACATCATTAGAAACCTTTGCTAAACGTACATATGGTGCTATACCTACTACAACTACTAAACCTGACCAAAAAGAGTATGGTATGTTAGCTAGTATGTTTGGCTATGATGCTAAACAAAGAGCAGAGCAGAAGCTTGCAGATACACCATACATGGACGGTATGTCTATAGCTGATATAAATGCACTTACACGTCAGGCTGAGTTTCAGCAACTTATTCCAGGTGCTACTATGACGTTTAACGAGATAGAGTACTTCTCACCAAAAGAGGCTTTAAGCTTTAGTAGTTCATTAAGTAAAGCTATGTCAGATGCATCTACAGGTAAAGCTGCTGATGCTTATGTTGCCCAAGAAACTATAGGTTTATTTGGTGATGACAAAAAGGCAAAAGAAGCAAGAGCTAGAAAGCACTTAAAATATCAAGCAGCAGACACTTTAATAGAGTTCTATGCACAGAACTATGAAAAAGGAGGTTTCTTTGAGAATAACCTTGTACTAAAACAAATAGAAGCTGCTGTAGGTAAAACTAGACTAGACGATTTATTACAACAATATGGTGTGGAGGTTGAACCAGATGATGAAGCTGATAAAAAAGCTAAGGGAGAAGGTAACAAAAAGCCTAAAGACCCTGTGGTTAAAAGTAATCAAACTCTTAGGAAAGAACCAAAAGTAATAGACCCTGAAGTAGAACCAGAAGATCCAACACTTAAAGCTGCTCCACCATTAGACGAGCAAGGTAAAGCTATTATAGAGCAAGCACTATCTGGACAGCTTATAAAAGGCTACACGGCTGAGTACACACGTGAGCAATGGGATAACATGTCTCGTAAGGAACGTGAAGAAAGAGACTTACCTGTATCAAGAGCAGGTATCATAGGCTTTGACTTCCGTGAAGATGTAGATAAGATGCTAGAGAAACCTCTACGTAACTTGAACATCAAACGTAACCTAGAGAATAAAGAGTATAAGATAAAGATAAAAGGCAAAGGAACTTTTACTGCTACAAAAGAGCAACTTGAGTCTATGGATGATTCGGCATTTACTAATGTAAAACCTGCCATAGAAATATATGAGTATGGAGAGGGTGAGAAAAAGGCGAGGAAACTAACCACAAGAATACTAGAACGCTATCAATTAAATGGTGAATAATAATGGCTGATGACTTCTATGATATAATGAATGAGTTTAAAGGTTCCAATACTTTCGAACCCTATAAGCCCTCTCTTCCTACTACAAGTCTAGATGATACAGAAGAAGAGGATGACTTTATTCTTGACACAAACGCTACCCTCAAAAAAGATGACTTAAAAAAGTATCAGTTTCTAAACCCTATTCGTGAATACATGATAGAACGTAAGGGTGTTGACTACAAAGATCTAGACGCAGATGAAGTTGTAGAAGACTTTGTTGATCATATGCGTTACTTCAATGCTAACACTGTATCAACTGCAGGTGAGGTTCGCTTTATAAGTAAGGCAGATGATGTACGTAAAAAGAAAGCAGAGAGAGCCTATAGAATCTATGATCAGCTAGGTAATGTGTTTGTAAATGATGGTGTCTATGGCGCTGTTGATGGTGTCAAAGACTATATCTACGCTGCAGCTACAGACCCAACTAACTACTTAGGACTACTTACAGGTGGTATAGGCAAGGCTGCTGCTTCAGGTATATCTCTAACAGGTAAAAAAGTAATAACTTCTGCAGTACGTCAAGCAGGTAAAGAGGCACTACAGAGTGGTGCTACAAGACAGGCTGCAAAAGAAGCTGCTGAATCTGCAGGTAAGGAAGCTGCACGTAGAGCCATACATCAAGGCATGACTAATAAACAAGCTGGTAGGTTGTATGACGATGTAGCAAAGCGTGTCAGTGAAGAAGGACGCAGAGCTATAGCAAGAGATGCTATGAAGAAAAAGCAGAAAGAAATACTTGCATCTGGCCCTGGTATTAAACTAAAAATAAAAGGTAAAGAAATATTATCAGGTAAAAGTGCTTTAAAACAAACTATAGTATTGGATGCTGGTGCTGCTGTATTACAAGACGTAATGGCACAGAACGTAATGCTACAAGCAGGAGCGCAGACATCTTACAGTGCTTTACAGACAGGCTTTTCATCATTGCTTGGTGGTGTGGCAGGTGCTGCACAGTTAGGCTTTGGTAAGTTTAGAGGTGCTTCAGGTTTAGATGACACAGGTGATGAACTAGAGAAAATATCTAACAATGTCATAAAAGAGCTATCTCCTGTATTTACAGGCAAGCAGTCCAAAGAAGCTGGTGACATAATGCTCAAAGAGATTGAAGCATGGAACGCCAAGGTGGAACGTGGTGGTGGCTTTACAGCAGATGCTATGCCAGCAGAACTAATTAAGAACATTATGCTAGGTGAAGATAACAAGGGTGGTCTAGCTAAACTGTTTAAAGACTCAGGTTATAAACTAGGACGAGAGAAACATATCTCTGATGTTATGACAAACGTAGCTAGGTTCTTACCAGATGAGGAGCTTGCTCGTATCAACAAAGAGATGACTAAGTATACAGGCATCAAGATAGGTGAGTTAACTGAAAACAAAACTGCGCTGGGCGACTTACTAGCTAAGAGAATAAATGAAGCAGGTAAAACTCTTAATGTTATGTCTCAGGTTCGCAAGACTTTAGACGCAGGTATCGTTGCATCTAACGAAAGACTTGCTAAAACACTTGATGAAATCGAATCGAAAGAAGCTATAGGTAAAGAGTTACTCAAAGCCAAAAAGTCTGAACCACTTAAATATGGACAGTCTGTGTGGAAACGTTTACTTGTATCTTCTCCTGCTACCACAGCAGTTAACGTATTTGGTTTTGGTCAGTTCTACGTAGGTCAAACTATGGCTGACTTGTTTAACTCTGGGACATTGATGCTTAAAGGACTAGGGCAACTATCAGTAAACAGAGCAGGAGCGCAGGAATCATTTAGACAAGCTGCAGCATTACGACACATACAAGCTCAAAAGATGCGTAACCTTCTTGATCCTTACACTACACATGACGCATACATGAACTTCTTAGACAATAATGAAGATGTAAGAAAGGCTTTATTTGAGACTATCTCAGGTGGTATAGATGCTAATGCAGAGCGATTTGGTATGAACCCTTCAGGACTTCTCTACAGAAACTTAGAGCCTATGGCTATTGCTGCAAATAAAATAACTGGTGTACGCATACAGGACAGCTTTACTAAGTCTCAGATGTTTATGACAGAGCTTGACAAGTACCTACGTTTAAATAAAAAGGTAAGCTTAAAACAAGCTTTGTCAGGAGAAGAAGACATTATAGATGAAGTAGTCTTACAAGGTGCGCTTGATAGTACACTGAAGTCTGTGTTTTCTAAAGATTACACAACAAAAGACACACCAGAACTACTCAGAACTACAGCTAAACTTGTAGAGTCTTTTTCTAACACACCTGGTCTTGGTACTATCCTACCCTTTGGTAGGTTCTTCAACAACGTTGTAGCTACCTCTTTTCAGTGGTCACCTTTTTCTGGTGGCTTCCAGTTATTTAATAAGTTTTCAAGATACGCTTTTAACAAAGCTAAAAAAGAAGGAGTAGACGTTACAGAGGGTGAAGTGTTTGCTCGTTCTGCTGTAGGTACAACAGCATTGGTCATGGCTATGGACTACGACAAAGAAAGACGTGAGAAAGGTCTTGGTGTATATGATGTAGAAGTAGGCGGTGGAACTGTCATAGATGCTAAGAATACATTTCCGTTCTCAGTATTTCTAGCAGCAGGACGTATACTAAACATGAAGGTTAATGGTGAAGAGGTTCCAAAAGAGTTAGTACAAGAGATTGGTACTCAGATAGGTGTAGGACAGTTTGCTCGTGACGCACAGTTTGGTAACGATATAAACAACTTATTAGACACACTAATAAATGCTGATGAGGGCGCACGTGGAGCTTCTATAGATGCTTTTTATAAAACTTTAGGTAACTTTGGAGCAGGTTTTACTAGGCCACTAGACGCAGTAAATAAAACTATAGGCTTTGCTATGGGTACTGATGGTGCTAAAGATGTACGTCAGGCTGATGGTTTAAACGTATTGACACAGTCTGCTACAAAATATGTAGACAATATATTAGAAGCATTGAGTGATTCAGTAGATTTAATTACAGGGAAAGAGCTTGGTCTTGGTGATGAAAGTATCACAGGTGAAGACTTACAAGTTGCTAGAAGAGCAGGTGAAATATATGACCCTAATCCTTTTGCCAGGCTCTTTGGTCTAACTGTGAAGCCAGGACGTACTGCTGTTGAAAAGGCTTACTCTATGTCAGAGATGCACCCTTGGACTGCAGATGAAAGAAGCAAGCTACCTGCTTATGATAAAGCTTTCAACAGTTTCATAGCTCCCGTACTAGAGCAACAGACAGGTGCTTTGGTAGCAACACCTGAGTTTGAAAAAGCTAGTCTTACAGGTAAACGTAAAATGTTAAGGACTGTACTATCCGACACAAAGTCTTACATACGTAAGGAGATGGAAAAAGGTTACTTAGGAGAGGAACCTGCTAAACTAGCTATGGCACGTAAGGCAAGTAAGAAAGGTACTAAAGAGATAAGAAAAGAAGCTCTCAAACTAATGAAAGAGCAGTACGGAATAGAGGGAACTTTAGAAGACTTTGACTATAATGAGTTAGACATATTTATGGAGTACATAGAATACCTCGAAGAGATATATGAGGAAGTAGCAGACATCTAAAAGAAGGGGCCGCATTTAGCGGCCCTTTTCATTTCCAGTATAACAGTAAGAATGTATCACAAGTATTGCAACTAAAGTTGCTACATATGAAATCATCTTCTGCATCGTGATCGCCACCTTGTATCATTTCGGTGTCACACTTAGGGCATATTATTTTGCCTTTACGTTTAGTCTCCATCCACTTCTTAGCTTCAAGTTCTAACTTCTGCATAAGTAAATAAATCCTGTATGGCAGATTGTTTCTGCTCTTTTGTTTTGCTTACTGGTTTATCTGTAGTAGAACAACTATCTAATACCTTCTTAGCTTCTTCCACACCTAGATTAAACCATTCACCATTCCTACTGGTTGCTAGTTTGCTTGCTGCTTTGTGTGCTTCAGCTTCTGTTCTACGTCTATTTTTAGTTACAATAATATGTTCTAGTACATAATCTCTGAAGGGACTGCTAGTCTGATAGCCATTACATCTATCGTCAGCATCAATAGCCATACCTATCTTAACCCACCCAGACCAAGCAGGATTAGTAATAATATACACATACCCTTCTTTGATAGAGTCTATCTTATAAGTACCCTCAAAGGCTGCGTCATTAAAAGTTTTATAGTTTCCAGGTTTATATAAAGGATGTTTGCGTGATATGTACTTACCATTTACGTACATAGAAAGAGGGTTGTGTTTAGGGTTGCTTTTTTTGTTACGTTCCTTCTGTATTTCAGGGCTGTTTCCTTTGTCGTAGTATTTAGTTCTACCTGTTCTAGGATTTACTTCTAAGTTTTTTAATAAAGTCATTCTATATTTCCTTCTATACTTCTTTTGGTATTTGAGTACACCATACCCAATAATCTGCTTCCCACATAGACTCAGGTCTAGTAGCCTCTAAATATTCTCTGCGTTTAGATGCAGCATAACTACACTGCTCTTCTGTTTCGTATAAGATATTATCGCTCATAACCATTGGCTCTCCATTAAATATAAAGAGTGCTACTAAAACCCAAGTCATTTATTTACTCCTTTGCTTCGTAATACTGTTCTACTTTATCCTCAAGCCAAGGCTCAAGATACTTTTCTGCTACACTAAATGTACCAAAGAAAACTATTATTGCTGTTGCTACTACTTCCATATTTTATTCCTTATGTTATATCTACTACTTCACACACGTCACCAGAGCAAGCAAATGTCTGACTCGACTTCGTGTTGTCTTCTTGTTCATACTCTGAAAGTTTGTTCCAGTCAATCTTTTTCGGCATGGTCTTGAGTAAATCTTCATACTCTTCCTTGCTGCAGTCTTGATATGGAGCTTGCTGATAGGTATGGTCTGAGTGTGGTAGAAAAGATACACCTGACATTTCGTCAAAGTGTTTATAGACAAAGGCTCCCACATCAAGCCATTCATCATCACGTACTGATATTGTAACTGAGGGCTTATGCTCACACCAATGTCTTTGGTAAGTAAGCCAAGTCTCTAGCTGTTCAATAGCAGTCATGTCGTTGCGTGTTATAGCATTCTCTGGTGATCGTACAGGAAAGCTAAACACAGTTGTAGTGTCACCCTTGAATACACAAGGCTCATTAGGTACACCGTTGTCGATCATAAACTGTGTAAGGGGATCTTTATTATCACCTCGTACAGTACGGATGTAATATGGAGAGTGACGAGCATGTATACCACTGGCACTGTCCACCAACTGCGAGACAGTACCCGAAGGTTTGACGCAGGTAATAGCAGCAGACTGAGGTATACCAAGCAGAGAAGCATATTCATCGTTAACGCCCACAGCGACAGTTCGTAGTTCATCTAATACTTTCTCCAAGTTAGAGTTAACTGCAGTCATCAATGGGTTGTCCATGATACCTGTCAGAGACACACCAAGCAAACGTTCTTCTTCCGTATTACGTTGCCACACTTTACGCAGGTAAGGAAACTTTGTGTACGAGCTTTGGATTGTCCCAAGTATTGTGGCGACTTTGACTTTACGCTCCAAGTCTTTAATCGTATCAGTGGCACGAACAACAACCTCCGTAAGATTACAAAACTGGTAGGGTCTAAGTATGATTTCACTGCACGGATTAGTTCCGAACTGCCAGTCAGGATCACGCCTACCATACTTAGCAGCTTGTGCTTTGGATGCTTCACGATTAAAGATACCTCTCTCTCCTGATTTACTTTCTACTAATGCTGTCCACTCACGCATGAACGTTTCTATATCTGGCTTCTCTGTGTATGATACAGAGTTGTTAGCCAATGCTCTGTGTGGTGCTGTCTCCCACCACTGTCCTGACTTAGCGTGACGCATACGATCATCACTTAGATTAGACAAAGAGATCATAGCACTACGTCTTACACCACCCACTACAACTATCTGTCCAATAAAGCACATCAAGTCATGGCATTCCATAGAGGATAGCTTACGTCCTTGTGCATTTTTGAACGTGTTGACTGAGAAGTTAAACAACTCGACAAGAGGCCCAGGTCCACTAGCTCTACCACCAAATGTCTTGAGCCTAGCACCTGCAGGACGTACACGAGTAACATCCCACTTAGGTATTTCACCTGCCCATAGTAATGCTAGTAGCTGACGGAATGACTTAGCCCAACCTTCTTTGCTATCCTTAACTACAATGGTAGTCTCGCTGTCAAACAACTCAGGTATCTCTGGTAGCTGCTGCACGAACTGACGCTCCACGCTGAAGCCTACACCAGTACCACACAACAGTATGAACATAGCCTCATCAAAAGACTTAGGGTCATCGACAGGTAGGTATGAGCAGTTGTATCCTGCTGTGTTATCTCTATCCAACGCAGGACCACTAGTCATCATGGCCCTCATGCTTGGCATTACATCTAACCCTATGATAGCTTGCTCTATCTGGTTAACCCATGAGTCGTTGCCTAGCTTTGGACGTACCACGTTATCAACGTAGCGTCCTACTGTCTCAGCCCATGACTCACGGCCTTTGCCATCTATGTACTTCGCATAGCGTGACTGATGTATAAAACTTTGATAGTCTGTTGGTAGTAAGTTACTCATTTATCTTCCCCTATATTTGTTGGTGCGTACACCTCTCCATTATATTTACTTCCTGTTGCACCTTTACCTGTCTCAACTCCGTTATTGCAGCCTACCACAACTACTAATAAAAAAGCTGTAAAAAAGTATAGTACTCTCTTAGTCCATAGTATGAACTCTTCAAATGTTTTCTTTGCTTCTGTTTCTGCTGATTGTCTTGGTGTCATTCTGGGTTAGTCCACGGGTAACATGGTACAATACTCTGTTTGCAGTACTTTGCATTGTCCACTAGTAGTACTGGAACAATACATATAACAAACACACAAAACAATATAGGCCACACTAGACCCTTAGTAGTACAGTAGTTGTTCATCTATTGTCTCCGCTTCCTTGTATAGTTCCACGTTCTTGTCTGCTCTTTAGTTTAGCTAGGTTACCTGTAGCAATATCATCCATGCTTACTTCTAGGTCACGACACAGTGCAGCTATATACCACAACACATCACCTATCTCTGCAGCTATAGCAGGTTTGTCAAACGTATCATCACGTAACATCTTCTTGACCTTACCCTGCACCTCACCTGCCTCATTACCTAAACCCAAAGCAGGGTATATGATAGGGTCAGTATATATAGCAGTCTTTACAGCTTCCTTTTGGTATTCATTAAAGTCCATCATCTCTCCTTTATATTTAGGTTTTGTATTCTAATATCATCTACGTCATGCATAATGTTACTTATCAAATCATGTACGTCTTCTATATGCCCTTCTTGGTGGGCTGACAGAAAGTTGTTATCTTCATCAACCTCCATCATATATGTTACACTAAACTTACGTATCATTTGTGCTTCTCTTTATATACCTCTATGAGTTTCTTTAAGTACCATTCTGCTTTCTCTAAATCTTCTAATCCATTCTTGTAGTCATACCTCCATACGTACTTCAGTATGTTACCTTGTAGGTATCCTTCTTTGTTGTGGTTAGTTGCAGCCATGATAGCATCAATGCATTCTATACCTGCTTGATTATAATGTGGTGGGTTATTTACTAAATCACTCATGCTTCACCTAACGTCTTTGTCCATTTAGTTAACTTAATTACGTTGCCATCTGTGGTATAATCCATATCACTCTCTATTGCAAGCTCTGATTCAGCAAACTCTTTAGGGAACATCTCTTTTATTAAGTCTACCCTGGCTTCATCGTAGTAATCAAATATCTCTGGGTAATCATCTAGTACATTAGTAGTTGCTGCCATAGTCAAAGCTAAGTCCATAGCTGCTCTTGTAGCTACAGGGTTTTTACTTTCACCAAACACTAGTCCAGTCTTTAGAGTACCATCCCACTCACCATCTTCATCTAACTCAGGCTTTACTATTATAGCAACTTCACCGTCTTCTATTTCGTGACTCATTAGGTTCTCCTTTTAACTATGACACGCTGTTCTTTCATGCGCTTGCCTTTTTCTGTTAGCCATTCTTCAGGTATTACACGATGCGCCCACTTGAAGTTCTTCTGATCACACCAGTCACAGTACCTAGATTTAGCTCCTTTGTATAGTCTTTGTTTAGCGTTGCTGAATACAAACCTTATATCTAACTTAGGGTGTTGTCTTTGTATTTCAACATGTTTCTTTCTATCTGCAGAACTAAATAATCCTTTTGTTTCTATTATGATGCCGTTGTCTAGTTCAAAGTCTGGAGTGTATGTACGATAGCGTAAGTCTTCCCACTCTATCTTTATCTTCTCATACTCTACCTTCTTCTGTCTAGCCTCTAGAAACGCAGCAGCCTCTTGTTCAAGACCGCTACGATATACTCTTTTGTTATGTCTACGTTGCAAGACCATCACCTACAAATATGTAGTCAACAGGTGGTGGGTTCTTAGACTTAGATACCCTTGAAGGTAGGGTCTTCAGATTATCCCAACACTTATGTTTGAAGTTACAAAACCTACACGAACTATTGAGTACCAAGTTGCCTGATTGCTTCTTGTAGTATGTCTCAGGTACAGGCTCAAAGCATCTCTCAAACGGTTCATCTTTCTCTATGTAGTTTACCGTTTCTTG